CGGCTTCACGGAAGGTTTGATAGATTGCCTTCCAATCGTTAACGCCGAATAATGCTGATTGTCGTGAGCTGGTTGCCATAGTGGTGTTCTCTTTTAAGTATTTATCTTAAATGAAAACACCATTTTTGGAAGATTATTGAATTACTGCTGTATTTGTACTATTATTGAAGAAAACACTAAGAATTTCTGCATTATTAAAAGGTGCAACGGCTAGTTCTACTTCAAGTAATATACCGTTTTCTTGAGGATATGCGCTAACAGTATTAACTATCATTCTTGGGTCTTGATTGGCCACTCGTCTGATTTCAGTTTCTAATTTGTTCTGTACATCAAATGTATTTGGCTCAAAAACAAAACTCCAAAGTGTAGTCCCGTATCCTGGATTGCCTACCTTTTGACCTTGTTGAATATTCAATGCATTAATGAAATCTTGTATAACTAATTGTTGGTCAACTAACCTAAACTTTTTGCCGGGTATAACTGGTTGTACCATAGAACCCACACCACCCGCAATACCCGCTGGTAAATTAGTAGATCGGGGCTTGTTAGCGTTAATTGTACTGAAACCAATGTATGTTGGCATATTGTTATCCTATAGTATATTTATGTTATGCTGTCATGGAGCCACTAGCGGTAGCTGACGCATTTATTTTTTTTCTTAAATCTTCAATTTGTTTATCTAAATTAGTTATATTTTCTCTAGCAGTATTGAGGGCCGCTTCTGCACTTGCAATGCTTGGATCGCCTGCAGGTAATTCAGTTTTAGCTTTATTACTAGCATATCTAGCATCATTTAGTTCTTTTTGTAAGTCAAATCGTTTATCACTTAGTGTGTTAATTTCTTCTGTTGTTTTATTATATTCTGCAATACTACTTTCAGATTGAGTTGTTCCCAATGTAGCCGGATTTCCTTCAAAATTTGGCATTGGTATCTTTGCACTACCCAACAACGATGTTATTGATTGAGTTAATTCTCCTCTATCGGTGGTATTAATAGCTACTGTTGGTAATTTAATTTGTACTGCACCTCCTGAACTCATTGAACTCATTGCGGCATTTAATTGTGCGGCTGCACCAGCCGGTAATCCAGCAGATGCCAATGATGCCAATGATAATTTTCCACTCTTTAAGTCATCCAACCCTTTTGTTAATGCTCCGGCTGCACCTGTAACTGCATTTAATGCACCTGAAGAGGCTAGTGGGTTAATTGATGTTAAGCTAGATATACCATTTGTAATTGATGTTGCTTGACCAATTAATCCTGTTACTGCGCTAACTCCCGGCACACTATTAATTGCACCAACTGCATTATCAACTATTGCCGCTACTGCACCTCCACCTGGCAATGATCCCAAACCAGTAGATAAATTTGCTGTTATACCCGTCGCTGTTTTTAATAATCCAGATGCTACTCCTGTTACTGCACCTATTGCTCCGGTTATTCCACTGGTAACTGACCCTACTACTCCACTAATTGCACTAGTTATTCCACCTGTTACTGCACCTATTGCTCCGGTTATTCCACCTGTTACTGAGTTTAATGCTCCGGTCAATGAATTCGCTGCCGGAGCTTGGGCGGCCGCTTGTGCTTTTTCTGTTATCTCTTTAATATTTTGCGGGACACCAACAGCTAGTGTTGGTAACGCACCGCTAATTGCCGAAAATGCACTACCGGCAACACCCTTAGCACTATCTAATAATCCTGATATACCAGCAACCGCGCCCTTTGCCATACCAGTTAGTGAAGTTGCAATACTACTTAGACCACCAGTAACAGTAGATGCCAAGTTACCTGCAAAATTACCTGCAGAAACTAAACTTGTGGCTGACCCTAATACAGTATTCAATGCTCCAGTCGCCGCACCTACTACATTTGATATTGCTCCATTAACTGCTCCTGCTACTGCGCCAGCCGCATTGCTAACTAAATTTACAGTATTTTGTATGCCGGCTGTAGCGGCTGACATTACCAATCCTGCTATAGCTGTACCTGATTCTTTTCCAGTAATCAATCCAGTTTGTGTTAATGCTGTTTGTGCTTGAGTTAATGTTTGTACAGCACCGGCAACTTGTGCTACCGGATTATTTACATAGCTAGTTAAGTTTGAAGCTCCGTCTTTACCTGTAAACAGATTTGGTGTACATGCTTGTTGTATTGTTTTACCACTTTCTACTAAATTGTTAATTAATGCGGCCGCACCCGGTTTGATAACTCCACATGCTTCTAATTGTGCAGGACTTTGTGCCATAGCGCCAATGGCCGCTACGGGGCCTGTTGCAGTTTGTACTACACCTGCACCCAATTTAACTGCATCCGCAGCCGAACCTACTGCGGCTAATGTTGATATTTGACCAACTATAGTGCCTGTTGTGTTTTTATCTAATGCCGCACTAATTGCTGCCGATGGGGGTACTGTGGATGCGACAGATGCAGTGACCGGTGATGTGACCGGAGATGATCCGGTGCTGGCATTTGCTGCCGCTACTGCTGAACTTGGTGCAGCCGGTAATGCCGCACTCGCATTGTTATTAACTTTAACATCCACACCTTGATTTGCACTAGCCCATGGTGCATGAGCAGGTGCTCTACTTACAATACTTAATAATTTGCCAGGTGCCGCTAACCAACCCTTAGTGGCATCATTTAATGTATCAGTATGTGCTACTACTGGTAATGGTTTAACTTCTTGAGGAACTAAACTTGATGCTCCTGTATTTAAATTAATCTTACTACCGTTAAAATATGTTATAGCATCACTATAAAATGATGAGTCTGCCGCACTAGCAAAACTCATCTTACCATCTACTTTAGTTGTATATGTACCAGAAGCATATAAACTAAAATCTGTTCCAACTTTGTGTGTGGTTTGTTTTTCACTATTAATTGCAATAGTATCAGCACTTATGTTTAGTGCCTTACCAGCATTGATATTAATATTATTATCAGCATGTAGATTTAAATCACCTTGTGTTCTTACATTAAATGAATTAGTAGAGTACATATCAATTGTACCTTCTTTACCTAATTCAATATAACTTTGTCCATTAGCGTGGATGATGAATAATGTTTGCCCGTCATCACTCATTAATATTTGATGTCCTAAACTACTACGTAGTCTTACTAATTGGTCACGACCTAATATATCTCCGTCATCCATTACTAAAGTATGTCCTCCCCTACGAGCAACAACTTTTAGTCCAGTTGATTTACCACTTGTTGCAGCCTTAGCAATTGTTTCATCAGTAAAGCCACCTTCATATATAGGTCTACCAGGAGTACTTACACCCCAACCAACACGTGATGGTGTTTCACGTTGTGCGCTTGAACCAATAACACCGCGTATAGGATCTCTAATTAAACCTTGTTGTGCTAATATACTAGCAACATAACTATGTACAGGTTTAGCATCAGTTAAAAATTTATTACTGTTTGCGATTCCTGCATTATTGCTATTAAGATTAGTAACTGGTAATCTAACAGCTCCGCCCAATCCTTTTGCTTCACCTGCATTTGCTACAATATTATCTGTACCACCAATTGCAGGAACCATTTGTAATGCTTCTGGCTGCGGGACACATCCTATCCAAAATCCATAATTAGGATCACCATTAATGAATATACATATAACAGTTGTACCTAAATCAGGTTGACTATTCCACATACCATAACTGTTAGGATTTTTAATGTATTCTCCGTAACCTGTATTTGCACCTGATGGTGTAGTTACGCCATAGAAGGGAGTCATATAACTAACAGTTACCCAAGAATTACTATCATCTGGATCTAGTCCTCCCAAGTCACTAATGTATACTTGTAGTCTACCAGAACGAATAGGATCTATATTATCTTTAACAATACCAAATAGTGGTACGCTACGTAATACTGCACCACCTGCATCTGGTTGACTTGCTTTAGTACTACCTCGAGGTTTTATTTCATCGTATGCCATAATCTTATCCTAATCCCATATCTAATACATTTCCTGTATTAGGATCTTCCCTACCACCGCCGGGATCATTCGGGGGTTGTTTCTTAGCATCTATTATATTATCATCTCTTGCTTCCGAACCTGAATTAAGAGATTTGTTTGTGCTGTTAGATCCGGCTCCTGATATACCGCCGGCAGTTGGATCAAAGACGCTTTCTTGTACATCTTGTGCCGGATTAAACACATTTTCTTGTATACTCTGCCTAGTATCAAACACATTTTCTTCTACATTAGATGGTCTACCTGCCGCATTTTTATCAGATTTATTAGTAATACCAGGAAACTGATTTATTACGCAATCTAATTCTTGTGTAAATTTACCTTTTGAAAAACTACTTATTACTTCAACTAACATATAACTCACACCTTTAACTTGTGATGCTATCTCTTTAGGATATTTCCAAAATAATATAGAATCGTTAACAGTTAATAATCCAGTATCATTATTATAATCTTCCGCTTCTTTAAAATCTATCTCAATAAAAACTTGTCCACCATTTGGGTTAATAGTAAAACCTTTGCCATAAAATTGACGATATACTTGATTAATTGAACTAGGACTATCTTGCATTAGATAATCAGGGTCTCCTAATATAGTAACCTTTGCAGTAGCATATGCACCAGGATCATATAAACTTGTTAGATAAGAATTCTGTGCTTCCTTACCTATATCTAATTTACCCGTTCTATCTTCATTTTGTCGTTTACCCGGTACAGTAGCAATATCTGCCCCGCCACCTTGACTAGCAGGAGAACCAGTTGGATTCATTGATGGTAAAAAATATGAGTTATTCATTGCTTGTTCATAGTTTAATATTTCTGAATTCTTACCAGTGAACCAATATTCATATCTTTTATGTGCACCATAATATTTTGATGTTTTACCTGCATATGGACTAGTAACCATTGGAGTTTCATATGGTTGTATAACGTAGGTAATTTCATAAGCAAAATCACCCACTATCTTATCAAAACCCAAACATTTAACTTCTGCACCCAAGTTATACCATTTAATAGTTCTTGGGTTAGGATCTTTAACTGTAGCAGTGCCTTGTCCCGGTTGCGGAGGTTCAGTATCGGATTTTATTACTTCAGTCAATGCGTTTTCTAAATAACTACTTTGAGAAACAATTGATCCTATAGCTTGCATTATAGACACATCGTTTGCAAATGTAATAGTTCTGCTATTAGTATTAGGTATGGCTGATACTGATACTGCGTCATTTACTTGTTTAATATTTTCAGCCACACTCATTGGCAACTTAGATTTATCCAAATCAGCAATACTTACAATAGATGCAGATCCTATTTCTGATTCAGCAGTACCTAAATATCTGAGCTTATATACATTTGCTATACTACCTTCACCATTCTTCTTAGTTTGTAATACTTGTTGTTCGTTTAATGATGTTAGTAAACCTTTAGTTCCTCGTAATACATCTTCTACTGTACTTCCTTCTACTCTAGCACCTCTATCTATCCTACCATACTTTACACCAAATCCTGCTTTTGGTGCAACTGTTGCGGCAGTAATATTATATACTGTCATCTTACCGTCAAGTTTAAATTTAAAATCAGTAATTCTTATATCAAAAAATCTTTCAAATACGCCACCCGAATCACCTGTCACATCAAATGTATCTTGGTTATAAGTAGATACTGCTGATATCTCTTTACCATTTTCATCATACCCTTGAAACCTAATTCCTAACACAAAAAATTGTTTTGTAGAGTTAGATAAATCTTTATAGTCTTTTAATTTACTTTTCTTTTTTAATATATCCGCTGCATTATTTAATTTTGTTATGAATGAAAAACCATATGGTTCATAAATGTTAAATGACATTTCTGTATCATTTGATGCTGTTTTCTTTGCTT